CCTGCAAGACTATGCAGACAAACCCTTCGACGGGTTAACAAATAGAAACTAAATCATCAAATTCATTTTCAACAAACGCTTCGGAAGGATCACGTTTGTTGGTGACACAAGCTCGAAATTCATGTCTACGGAATAGATCCTGTTGACTCGGGAAACCTCTAAAATCTTTAATGGTTAAATTCATCTTGGCAAACATCTTTGTCTTAATTCGCTCTCCAGCAAATTCTTCCTCAATAAGACGCAACAGCTGAGAGGAAGACATACCGGACTCCGCTAATGATATTTGGTACAACATGGACAACTCTTGGTAAGCTTGCAAATTTGTACCCATCGAATCCCAAGCATGACCTATAATAGAACACAAGATACGAGTCCATCCAGCAAAACCAGTATCAGAATAAGGTATACGCATAAAATGAGAAGTAGCCGACTTCCAAGGAACAATATCACTACATGTATCCGGCATAAACGACGGCCTTTTAATCATATACCGCTTAAGAAAAATAGCACCATCTTTCAATAACACATCATTTTTTACGGTCGCTAATAAAGGTAAATTATGTCTCATTTCACGGATCTCCATATCCCACATCATATTACAATATCTCGCAAACCGTTCTTCATTAAGAATTTGGTGCAAATGAGGGCCTGAAACTATAATATGATCATCCCCATAAACAGCAGTCCTAAACTCATCTTCAAAATATTCATCTATGGTCCTTCCTACAATTGGATCAGAATAACGCTCGTATTCTATCCACCAAGCTAATAACAAGCACACTACCCACGAATCTCCATCACTCGTCTCAAAGACCCCAGAAGGCATCACACCTTTCATAACTACCCAAGTATTACCATTAATACGAGTTACTTTAACAACTCGAACCCGATTCATTATCCGTAACGCGGTTTTATACATACGGGTATCTTCTTCAGTCATAGTAGAAAAATCTAAAAACATAGTTCCCGCCGTCAAATGAAGACTAAGAAGAACAGCCTTTATAGTTTTATCAATTTTCGAAAAATCACCATCAAAAACTCTCCCTTCTTTAATATTAAGATGATCATACAATTTCCTAGCGCCGCCCCACCACCACGTAGTTCCAATACGGATAACATCACCACGATGGACCAGATGTTTAAATAAAAAAAGAGCTCGCTCAACCCCAATAACCATAGCATGAGGTATATAAAACTCTCGAAC